CAATGGGACTTTCAAAAGGCTCTATTCTTGTTGACGTAACGGATTATAAGTATGAACTTAAGGATTATGTTACGAGATTACCATATTATCCGCAAACGATGATAAGGAATGAAATATCTGTTCCATGTTTTTTCCTGCATTATCGTGATAACTGGTGTTGGACTACGAAACAACCGTTTCCGCCGGAAATAGACAAGCACATGGGATATTCTTGTAGTGCAATTCCTGTTATTCCGAATATTTTTAAATTAGTAACTAATGACCGTGAAGATAGATATTCTGGCGATAACTGGATTGAATTTAATGGTAAACGTTTTGTAATCGGTGACCTCTATGAACTTGAACAGGCATATCAGGCGCTTGATTTGGAAATAAATTTTTTATATTTTGGTAATAATGATGGAATACATACCTAAAGCAACATTCTTAATAGAATATCAGGCATGGCAGAACGAAACCCTTTTTAATTCTACCGGCCATGGTTTCGATAACGAACATTATCGAAATATCGTAGCCATGGGAAAAGGCGTCGTTTCATATATTCATGATATTATAAAGAAAACACCGGATCCTATCGCATATGCCTTGGAAGAAATCTTGAAAGACGAAGTAAAAGTCAAGGTAGACGGATATATGGATTTAGATACATATTGCAAGATGTGGGATATGATACTCGATTCTTCATGGGAGGAAGTATAATGATTGACCAAGAAACAATAAAGCAAATAATCTGGCTTATTTGCGGAGTTATCAATGCTATTGTAATCTATAGGTATATAAAGCTTGAAAGTCCGATAGAATTTCTTATTATATGTATGGGCGCATTGATGGGTCCGATACTTACTATTATTTTTGCTATACTTTATCTTGGCAGCGCCGATGAACGTATAAAGAAAAAAGAAGAAGCAGCAAAATCCATTCGTTCCAGGTTCGACGACCTATTGAAGAAATAATATGACTATCGATTTCGGTTTAGTTTTTAAAGTATTTAGTACGGTTCTAGCTGGACCGATACTTTTGATATTTCTTTTGTATATTTTTACTGTAATGTGGCGTGCAGCAGATTTTATAAAAGAAAAGACATATGATACTTATATGGAAAAAATTATTGAACGCCAACGACGGGTAAATACTTACTATGAAGCCGAACGTAAGAAGCAGAATAGATGGAAAATACGGCGTCCGGCTTTGGCGTTGTCTAAAGAATTCGATAAATTGATTAGGAGCTAATATGAAACAGGGTTATCAAGTACGTGTTCATTACCAGACTTATGACGGTTATATGGGATTCGATGATTGGGACGACCATCATTCGAATGATTATTTTGAAACCGACTTAGTTGGCGAAGAATTGAATAATGCAATTATCAAGTTCGCCAAGAACAAGTATAAACATTTTATGAAGATTGATTCAGTAACATGCTTAGGCCCGACTGAAAAACAACCGGTAGCGACTATCGGCGAAGTCGACATTATGAAGCCTGCAATAAAATTGAAATTCGTATGTACCAGATGCGGAACCGAATTTAACGCGCCGAAATATAAGTGTGAAAACTATCAAACAGGAATGAATGAATTTGAATATACATTCAGTTGTCCTGAATGCCATGACCGTTGTTATTCTCACGAGGAGGTAAAATAATGAATGATGAAAAGATAATCGAATATTTCAATAAGCGTTATTTTAATCCAGCCGGTCGCGGTCTACATCAACTATGCCCGACAGAATCTGAATTCTGGATTTGTCTCAACTTCATGTATGACAATCATCCGGAATGGCGTGTTGGTGAAGTGAACGATATTATGAAATATATAATGACAAAATTTCAAGGACGAGCGAATCCGAATACGATTCGTGATTGGATTAACCATATACAGGATAACTAATATGACATACGAAGAACTCTGTGACGATGAACGTTGGAAAGTTTTGATGAAAAGATGCGAGAACCTTCCAATCTCCAAGGTATCGGCTCTTAAAATCGAAGATATGTGGCCTGAAATGCCAGATTATCTTAGAGAAAGCTTTGAAGCTAATTACGATCCAGACGATATTTGTTATTTTGAAAGCATTGCTGACGTAATCGATAACTTTTTCTTATATGAGGAGGAGTCTATTACTAAGGAACAGCACGATGAAGTGCTTGACTGGGTGTCGAAATTAAAAGATACAGAACTTATACATTTTGTAGAACGATGAATCTTACTAAAACGCTTAAATATTCCCAAGAGAATTTCGGAATGTTTCTGAAAAGGGTTAACGGAATACCTGAAGTATATTTATATGTTCCATATTATCATGATTCTGTATATACTTTAAAATATCAGGAGTATGATATTAAAGAAAAACTTCTCAAGGATAATCTTACATGGGAATTGTCTGCATATAATCATGTAATATGGAGAGAAAAACTTCATACATATTTTGACCGTGAAGTTTACGAGAAAATTATGCGTGAATCAGATAGACAAAAATTCATAACCTACGTCATGAATATCGGAACAGAATTGTTATTAAAGCGTTTATAAAAATAAGGAGTACACAATGACTGAATATCAAAATTCCTGCTATATGTTATCAATCGAAGACATTTATGAAATTGAAGCATTGATGGCCAAAAAACAGTTTAATGCAATAGCCAATAAGTTATTACAAGATCCGAAAATGTGCTTGTATGTAACTGAAGGTTCTACTTTTCCGGATTATGTGTCAAGTTTCCAGCTTGATACGATAAGGACTGCTTTTGCTGAAAAATTACTTATGATAGCCAGTAGGGCATTCAACAAATCCACTTATTGCATAAAGACTTATATTGAAAAGGATAAAGGCAGTAATTTGTGGCATAAGGTTTGGTTAATTGACATAAGATAAAAAAAATTATTTTTAGGGGTTTACAAAGCTAAAACAATTTACTATATTTAACAACGTAAAATAAATGAGAACAGCATACGCGGTTCCTATAAAATTAACGAGGTAGCTCAGTTGGTTAGAGCACTCACCGCAAGGTGAAAGGTCGTAGGTTCGAGTCCTACTCTTGTTGCCAGTTACTGCCCGCTGTTTATTTTGCAAAAACAGGAAAAAATTTTTTATATATAATATAAAGGTTAAGAAAATGACTCAGTTTGTAGTTGACATTCATGATTGCAAGACTCGCCGCGACGGACGAGGTTTCGGTAAGCATGATAAGGATCGACACAAGCACAGGGTCATCTAGTTTTTAACTGTAAAAAGTTTTAGATTGATTCCTGTGCAACTCACAGGAATCTTTTTTATTTGGTCTCATCGTTTAATGGATGGACACCAGCTTGTCACGCTGGAGGTACGGGATCGTGACCCGTTGAGACCGCTAAATAGCATATGAAGTTCCTATTAGACTGCAAATCTGTATTATTACTTCTCGCTATTAATTTGGTCGTGTCGCCTAGTGGTCTAGGGCGCTGGTCTGTCTAACCAGTTTTCGTGGGTTCGAATCCCACCATGATCGCTAACAAATTTGCACCCGTAGCTCAACTGGATTTAGAGCATCGGCCTACGAAGCCGGCGGTTACAGGTTCGAAGCCTGTCGGGTGCACTATGCCTCAGTGGCGCAATTGGTAGCGCAGCTGACTCTTAATCAGTGGGTTGAAGGTTCGAGTCCTTCCTGGGGTACGAAAATTTTGCCTCTATATGATAATGGCCTAGTCGAGCTGACTCTTAATCAGCGGGTCCTGGTTCGAATCCAGGTAGTGGCACTAAAATCTATCTCATACTTATTTAGCTACGGTATGAGCTCTAGCTATGTTTCGTCAGAGAACCATTAGGTATAAAAAGCTGACAGGGCACGGTTCTTGTCCTCAAGAAAGCAGTCGCTGGCATGAACTATGCGGTGGGAGTTTTACTAATTTCTCGTGTCCGACACCGGGAAGATAAAAAATTAGGTTATGCGGTAGTAGCTCAACTGGTAGAGCGATTCCTTGCCATGGAATAGGTTGTGGGTTCGAGTCCCATTTATCGCTCGAAATGTCCTAGTAGTTCAACTGGTAGAATGTCTCCTTGCCATGGAGAAGGTTTACGGATTCGAATTCCGTCTAGGGCTCTAAAATATGTCCTATTGGTGTAGTGGCTTAGCATTTCTGCCTTCCAAGCAGGTGGCGCCGGTTCGAACCCGGCATAGGGCTCTAAATCATCCCCGCGGTGGTGTAATTGGCTAGCACAGCAGATTGTGATTCTGTTAGTTCGGATTCGAGTTCCGGCCTTGGGATAAATAGATTCTCCTATTATAAATAATAAAAATAGGAGATTCAAATGAATTTAACTGAAGCTAAAAAAGTTTTAAAAACTGCCGGTTATACTATTTGCGAAGCATATGCAGATGTTACTCCGGCTCAGATGGCTGGCATGAAGAGCCGTATCGAACAATACCTCGCATCAGGCGAAGAATTTAAGATTAAGAGTAAGGCAAATCCCGAAGGCTTGGCAGTAACCGTTAAAAAGGAAGACGACGGTGCCTATGTTCTTTATAAGGGAACAACTAACCAAGAACTTACTTGGTCTAAGGATATTGACGATTTTATCAAGAAAATTTTCGATATTCAGGCAAATCTCGGCGCTATTCTGAACCGTGACTCGTTTGAAGATGAACTTCCAGAAAAAGTTACCGAACTTCTTAACCAGGGTCAGATTGTTATTATGCCGGACGCTTATAATAATTACGATACTATTAAACAGTATACATCAATCGATAATAGTGTTTACTTACACGGCGAAGCTGAAGACGATGCCGGTTTCGATATTTGTACGATTTTAACTAAGGATGGTCGTCCGCTTAAGCGTGAACAGCGTTATGATTGTGTAGTTCCTAATGAAAACAAGGGCTTTGTTCCTAGCTATCTGTATTTCTGGTATGATAGAAAGTTCGTAGGCAGGGATTTCCCGTACGGAATTCCTCGCGGCCTTATCTGTTACCAGTCTGATACTGAAGGCTGTAACTATGCTCAGAAGCAGCTCGATTCCAAATCTGCAGACCTATAACTATCATGTCAGTCGAATCTGCTAAGGAAAGACAGAAAGAAATTGACCGTACTAAAGATTATTACAAGCGCTTGAGAATTAAGACAGAACAGATACTATAAGCTCTTGGATGTTATGAATTCGGCTTCAAGCTCTTGTTTAAAGAATGCTTCGCCGTATTCTAACATCTTTTTCTTTTTCCATTCTGCTGTACGATATGGAACACAGTTCCATTTGAGTTTTGTCGGAACAAATGAATTTTGCCCGTCAATTGATTTTTTCCATATCTTATAGAATCCGTGTTCTGTCCCATGAGGGGTAGAACACATTATCATTTGTGCATTCGGCCTACATGCCTGCGTAGGGAATACACTCCACATGAAATCATCGAAATCGTGTTCATTTGTAAATGCGACTTCATCGAATATAAGCAAGTCGACAGTTCTTCCTTTAATGCTACACGATTTAAACGGTGCTGCGAATATCTTGGAACCGTTTACAAATCCGAGCATTTCGACATTGTTTATCTTGGGTTGTAATTTCAAGAATTCCGGCAGGGTATTGTAAATATCCTTGATTCTCGACAAGATTTCTTTCGAAGCCGCATGTTTAAACGACAGTATGGCAATATACTTATCCGGTTTAAATAAGGCGAACCATAATGCATAAATTGCCAGAAGTGTCGTCTTGCCTATCTGTCTCGGTGCGACTATTATATTATTGTGTTTTTCTTCCGGTGGACTGTTATAAGTGTCCATTATCTTTTTCAGAAGCTTTCTCTGATAAGAATACGGTTTGAATTTTGAACGACCTTTAGCAGTAATTATCTGGACGTACTTACTAAAGTAATTGACATTTTCGGCGCATTTTACGAGAGCGTCTATCTCTTTCTTAGTTATATTCATATTTGACCTTTGTTAAAGATTATATCATTCCCGCAATCCTGTACCAGCGTACTATCATGTTCACGAGCCATGGGTTTTTTATGAGGAAAACCCTTCCGGTATTTTCGATACCCGTACTGTAGCCTTACGAGCTACGTTTGAAAACCTGTAGTATATATAAAAATTTTTTTACATATTTACAAAGCCAATATTTTTATCTATATTTTCTGATATGTGGTACAATATTTTATTAGTCGATAAGTCGGCACGTCCTGACGAACCTAATTGGTGGGCTCGTTATAACATGTGTCAAAATGAAAACCTTGAATTGATAGCGAAGTTCTATTCGCATCTTTATGACAGGTTCAAAACATGCCTTGCAGAAACGGACAATTATGAGATGTATGATTTGATTCTTACAGAAGATCCGAATCATGACCCAGATTGTGGCGCATTCAAGTTTGAAAGACTGAATCTATTTCCGGATTTAATCAATAAGGAATTTGATTTTCTACTTTCTAAATTTGATGAATATACAAAAACTTGGAAGGAATAAAAAAATTATTTTTTAGGGTTTACAAAAGGAAAAACTTTTACTATATTTACCTATGTAAAAACAAAAAACACAAAAAACTTTTTATATATAATATAAAGGATTAAAGAAATGAAAAAGGTTTGTCTCACTAGTTTACTACTCCTCAGCTTGCTTAGCTGGTGTTTCGTAGTACACAGTAGGGACAAGGTAACAAACCAATAATTCATTTCCTGAATCAAAAAGGTTTTACAAGGTTCCTACGAAAAGTAGGGACCTTTTTTATATCTCGGTGGTGTAATGGTTTAAGCATGGCTGGCTCCAACCCAGCTGATTAGGGTTCGAATCCTTACCGGGGTGCTAAAATATAAGTTACTACAGGTACGCAAACTTGGCAAAGCGGCGGGCTTCAGAGGCTCGTGAGTCTGTGAGTTCGATTCTCACCCTGTGGATAAATTTTTAATATGCTGATATGCCGAAGTGGGAACGGAGGGGTCTGCAAAACTTTCTATGAGTAGGTTCGATTCCTACTATCAGCTCTAAACTAATTTACTGGTTGTGATGAAATTAGAAGACATAGCATGCTTAAACCGTGCCGGGGGTAACTCCATGAGAGTGCAAGTCTCTCCAGCCAGATAACGATACGTGATGGAATGTATACATGTCATCTTGAGAGGGTGATGCCAGAAATGGATTAAGGGTGCGAGTCCCTTCGTATCGATAATAACGTCAGATGGAGTAATCTGGTAGCCTCGCGAGAATGAGAGTCTCGTGTCCGAAAGGACGTGTGGGTTCGAGTCCCACTTTGACGATAAACCGGTCTGTGCTTGGAAATGGTATACAGTGTCGGCTCAAACCCGGCAGCCGAGATAAATACGGATTGTGGGTTCGAATCCCTCCAGACCGATAATATATCCCTGTGTGGCGAAAATGGTTAATACGCGTCAGACTTAGAATCTGATGGATTAAATTCCGTGGGAGTTCGAGTCTCCCCTAAGGGACTATAACGAAGGTTGGCAGAATGGTAATTGCAGAAGTTTGCTAAACTTCCGAGGCTGTCAAAGGTCTCACACAGGTTCGAACCCTGTACCTTCGGTTATTTTTACAGAACTGGCAGACTCAGCCATTATATATAATGTATGGGTTCGAATATAAAAATAAATAAATGGAAATGTAGTTATTGTAATAATGTATTTGATACAAAAATGTCATTATATGAACATATGCATATAATGCATCCGGAAAAATGTTTTAAAACAAAATATAAAGAATGGACTTGCCAATATTGCAATCAAATATTTTATTCACGACGAAAATTATATAAGCATTATAAGGATTGCGAAGAAAAAACTAAATTACCAAAAGATTCATTAGGAAAAACAATTAATATTGACAGCAAACGTAAATCTGCAGAAACAATAAAAAGAAAATACGCTTCTGGTGAATTAAAAGGTATTAGTAAACCACATACACCTGAATCTAGGGCTAAACTTGCAGAAAAAATGCTGGAACGTAAAAATATAATTAATTGCCAATGTAATTATAATGAAAAAGCATGTAAATTTATTGATGAACTAAATATAAAAAATAATTGGCATTTACAGCACGCTATGAATGGCGGCGAATATAAAGTAGGACCTTATCATGTCGATGGTTATGATAAAGTGTTAAATATTGTTTTTGAATATGATGAAAAACAATCTAAACATACACAAATAAAAGGAATATTACGTGATAAGTGTAGGCAAGCATATATTATCGAAAAACTTAACTGTGAATTTTGGCGTTATTCAGAAAAAGATAATTTATTATATAAAGTAGATAAATTAAAAAATTTAGAAGAAATAAAAATACTTCAAGAACAATATCCTAATATAAAAATAAGAAAATTAAAAAAGAAACCAAAAATTAAAAAAGAATCATTATATCCAAAAGATAAATCAGGTAAAGGTAATCCAAATATTATATCAGAAGAAATTTGGATAGAACGTAAGAATCTTATTTTAAATTGTGGTATTGATTTACAAAAATTTGGATGGGTTGGAAAAGTTGAAAAAGAAACAGGTTATACAAAAAGAATTATTGAAGACACCTTAGAACGTTTTAAAAAAGATTTTGAAGGAAAATATTTTAGAAGAAAATTTGAAAAATAAATTCGAATCCT